TGTTCGCCACGTTTTTTCTCCATATCATATTCATGGGCATAGGGTCTAGGGGTTTTAGTGTAGGGCATATCAATGATTCTTTCCGTTGTGTTCGCAGTCGGTTATAGAACACCAAGAACGACACGAGAAATTAGGCTTTTTATTCCAAACATTATTTTGGATAGCCGCTTCTAAGCGTTGAGTATCTTCTAACCATTTAGTCCAATATACCCCTTCATTATCCACCTCAAAGTCGTCTTTGACAAGGTCATTGGCAACTAAAAATAATAGCCCACCCTTAACCTTTTTAACCTCGGGGAAGTGCTTAAATAATGCGCAGGAAAGAAGTTCTAATTGCTTAGTATCCGCATACTTAGCGGATTTTCCTGTTTTATAATCAATCATATAGGCTTTATCGCCGTTGATAATAATTAAGTCTGCAACGCCCCTCCACCATACATCTTTATCAAAGAACCCACATGGTTCTAGGTTGCTGGTAAGCCCCATCTTATATTCGCAAAGCTTTGTGCCTTTAATAAGATTTAGCTTATCCAAATGTTCTTTAATAAAAATATATTTCTCGGGGATTGGTGTGCCTTTTCCAATGTAATCTTCAGCCGCTTTATGTACTTCTAAACCGTAATTCAAATGTTCCGCTGGCGGTTCTACTATATCTTTTACTACCCGAAGACGATAATACTTATGTGGACATTGTTTAAAAAGATTTATTGAAGAGTATGACCACGTGTATTTGACTGTCATGCTGATGGCAAAGCCCCATTAAAAATATAAGTCCCAGTATGGGACAAGTGCGCCCAAGGAGCCGCCCAAACTTTAAAGCCCGCTTGCCTTGCAATTTTACAAAAATGGTAGTCTTCAGAAAGTAAACGGCTATCACCATCCTCGGTAACGCTAGTAGCAAAGAACTCATTGATTGGTTGAAGTTTGCGGTCTGTTTCTACTGCGGCAAATACATCGTTGTTATATACAGGTACTTTGCCAATTAGCCCTTCAAATACTTCCCGTTTGATAAGCATAAAACCTGTACCACCATTAGCAATTTCCATCGGAGTGTATCTGTCGCCCTCTAATACTTTTTCGTTGTTTATCAGATTGACTACAAATGCTCCAGTATGTTTGTGAAGTTCTTGTGGGGGTACGCCAGCGTGTACGGCTTTAGTTACTTCTACCCAGTTGATTTCTTTCTTTGGATAGATACCACAAATAATATCTTTATCTGCATGAAGCATACGTACAATATCTTGTGGATTAAAACCAATGTCTGCGTCAATAAACATTAGATGGGTACATTCGCTAGCTAAAAAATCTTTAGCTAAACTGTTTCGGGCACGGGTAATTAAAGACTCATTTGCCATATGTGCATATTGCATACCAATACCGTTATGAGAAAACACTCCTACGGCAGTTAGTAAACCTAATGTATAAGACCCGTTACATAATCCGCCGTACATTGGAGTAGCTACCATCACTTGCATTTTCTTTTCTTCGCTCATTTCTTTTTGGCTTTCCTAGGGGTCTTTTCAACAAAACCATTTAGAATTTCTGCCCTTCTAGCTTTAACTTCATCAGACGCATACTCGTTAAGTTCGTACACTTTGCAATACGTATCCATTAACTTCTCGCAGTGCATATCTATCAGCACCGATATAGCGTGTAGATGGTTGTGCATTTCATCCTCGGTCATAACTTTTGGATGGTCTAGGTAGCGCCACATTAGCGTATCGACAATATCTTTGACTCCCCATACCGCACTAATACCGTCTTCTATTTCAGAAGGTTTTGCCCATTCAATATTCATACACGATGGCCTTTTGGTAGTGGAACCACATAAGATTTGTAATCTCTAGGACTAAGTTTAAGTGGTTCGTTGTAGAACATACGGCGCTTTGCCATAGCTTGAATAGGGAGAAACTCCATACCTGATAGAGTTATAGATGCCGTAGTTATAAACGCTAAAGGGTTTTCCATGTGCAGATCATAAAGAACTTGGTCAATTCTTTTGGTAATAGTTTCTGATTCTGCAAGAGTTAGTGCCGCCCTTTGGTCTGCTCGTAAGGGGCTTGCCGCATCTTTTAAGCGTTGTGTTTGCTCTTTAGTTAAGCCAATCATATTTTTGGTGTCCTCTTCTTTTTGAACGTAAAAAAATCGTCTAATGTAAATCCACGTTTGTGTAATGCTGTTTTTAATTTACGTAATGCTGTCTTTTCAATGTTTTGCACCGCCTGTCTTGTTATACCCATAGCATCGGCGACCTCTTGTTGGGTCATATCTGATTGCCATAGATTATTTTTGTTTCCCATCCTGTAAATCTTTCGCTATTTGTAAGAGTAATCTGACTTCGGCAAACGCATTTAATGCGTGGTCTTGCGCTTCTTTATACTCACGATTTATAACAGCTTCTTCGTAATATTTCAAGTACTTTCTCGCTTCCAACAAGAAATTCGAGTAATCCATCATTTAGCATTCTCCGTAGCTATTTCCAATTCCTGACTCGCAGTTAAGTGGTAGGTCATGTGCCCAGTCGGGTCGCCATTTCATACACTCTTCTACATACTTTTGTGCTTCTTCGGCTTCTACCTTTGGGACTATGCAAGCTACCGCATCATGTACCGTAAGTACCACCCTGTAACGCTTAGATATACGCACCATCTGTTCCGCAATAACGCATCTAGCAAGTGCTTGGCACAGGTTTTCCACAACCTTTCCACCATACAGTTTAACTGCGCCACGTCTAGTCTTATACTCGTATTGGGTTTTTCCTTCATAATCAGTTACTTGGTGTAAGGTTTCATATCGTTGCCACAATCCGCTTGGTAATAAGAATCCTCTTCTTTTGTAATCGAATGACACGACTCCTTCCAACCCGAAAGGGGCAGGTCTGTTTGTATGTATCGCCTCCAAACACCTACCTGCCTCTTGCCAAAGCTTAGGGATTTGAGGATATGTCTCCCGATAGACCCTGATAATACGACCCGCCTCCCCCTCTTCAATGTCCATGCCAAACGTCTTGAGTTGGGTTTGGAACTTCTTTGAACCCATGCCGTACCCTGCCCCAAGAATAGTCGTCTTGCCGACGAACCTTTCGTGCGCCGAGACCTTTGTAACATCCTTTTGATAGATAGCCGAAGCCATGATTTTATATACATCTTCACCTTTCTCAAATGCGTCTACTAAATCTGTTTGACCAGCCAACCACGCAACAATCCGTGCCTCAATTTGGGATGAGTCGCAATCAATCATTACATACCCGTCCGGAGGGGTAATCGCTTTCTTTAGTTTGCCACCGTTTTGCCCACGACTCGGTAGGTTTTGCAAGTTAATCTTATCGTCACCGCCCCACCTACCAGTATGCGCCGCATAATATTTAATTGGTACTGGGAGTTTCCCTCGTTTGGCTATGTCAATAAACCGTTGCGTCCGCGTTTCTTCAAGCGTAGATTTGTTTCCAAGTCTTGCGGCGACCAATGCTTGAACCCGAACATCAGGAAAAGAAGCCAGTTCCTTAAAGCCTTCGTCGGTCTTAGCAAAAGCCCATGCTGTCTTACTTGTTTTTAAAGATGTTTTAGTTGGGGGGTCGACATTCAGAGACTTAAGTATCTCAGCGAACTTGTCGTTAGACATGAGCGTATCCTTGTCAGCTAAGCACGCTTCGAGTAGTTTCTCTTTACGTTCCTTAGTATCTTCTAGGTGTTGCTCAAGTAAGGGGAGGTTTAGTTCAAGGACAGGGTCGGTGAACATCTTGAGAGTTACATCTATAACTTTTAGTTCGGCCGTAGGGAAACCTTCATCTAGCAACCGATTGAACAACGCCCGAGTTAGGTTTACATCGTTCTTGCAATACTCGCCGTATTGCGCTAGGTCTGCATCTTCAAAGTCTTTTCGGTTCTTGCCTAATGCGTCCAGTACTTCTGTACCCTTCCTGCCCAGTTGATAGCGCTCAACCAAAGCTGAAAGACTGCCACCTGCGTCCACTCCATGAAGCGCCCTAGCCATACACAAAGTGTCGAAAATCGCCTTAGGCTTAATGCCAAAATTCCAGCTAAGAATAGCGCCATCAAAAGAGGCATTGTGAGCAAGCAAAGCACTATTGCTCCAATCGTATGAATGAAGAAAATCACTAATTTCGCCATGCGTTCCTGTAAACCATTTTGTTTCACCGTCGTTCTCCTTGACCGCAACCCCAATGACTTCAAACCTATCATTACGTATATATTCTTCGGTAGTGAGTTTGGTGAGCGAGAAGTCTTTGGCATAGTATGTTTCAAAATCTAGTGTAATTATGTTCATGAATAGTTAAATAGTTTTCCGAATAAGGTTTGATGTTTCTTTTTTGGTTCGTATTGTTTCTTAATTTCTTCTAGTCGGGCTATGCTTTGTTGAAGTGTAGAAGTCCCCCAAGTTCCACCAACACTTACTGCCCCTGTTACCGCACCGCTATTTAAAGATACTCCTTGGGTCGTGCCAGCCGAAAGCGTAATGTTCCCCTGCTTGCTGTACCAAGGCTTTCCCAAGCTGTTATCCTCCTCGGGAGCAAGAAGTTCTTTCATTACCTCTTCGGTAAAGCGTTGTTGCATTAGTGTGTTTATACCATCATCTAAAGCTTTGCAGTCTTCGGGGTTTAAATACATTTTGTGAGATTGTATTAAAGCGTACCACTTCCCTTCCGTAAACTCCTCGGGGTTTGTCTTAATTCTTTCCAGTAGTAGTTTGACTCCGTCGTTCATAGCTTCTCCAGTTTGTCGGCAACTTTATTAAACTTCTCGCCAAGATGCACGTATTTAGTCCGCCCATCTTCTTTGCTTTCTTCGAGCCGTAAAATTTTTAAAGGAACTAACTTGTGCTTGATGCGACTATGGACTGTAGCTGGTGACGCAATATCTAAACACTCATTTACTAGGTTTGTAACAGTAGTCCATTGACCTACCTTTATCAAATGAATAATCATTATGTCTAGGGTATCTATCCCAATAGCGTGCATAGCAACTACTGCTTTACCAAATGTATCAAACTTCATTTCTTTTTCCTATACCTAATTGGTTTTGTATACGTTTCGTGTACTTCTATTTGTTCTTGTGACAACAACTCTACCAAATATTTATGGGCAGTAATGTAATGTACCCGCATATCTTTTGCAATCTCTTTTGTAGTCTTTGGATTGCCTTGCAGGTAGCGCATTACTTCCGCCAAACGAACTCGTTTAGGTTCCCGTCTCATCGCATCGTTCTACTAAAGCCGCATACCCACAAATATCCACTAAGTTATCCCGATGGGTCGGGTCGTTGGCAAACCTAGCTACCTTGACAAGCATCATCAAAGCGGCAACATCTTTTGCAGTAATATCTCCTCCACCACCTTCAGATACACCACAAGCCTCAAGATAAGCGTTCCACATCGTAGCAATAGTCTTAAGGTTTTTACTAGGATGCCCGTAAGTCTTTTCCCTATCGCCATAGATAATGGCATGGGCTTCTTTTAGTACAGTCATTTCGCTCATTCTTGTCCTTTTCGTAAAACTAATATGTTCTTGTTTAGTTTATCTTTAGATAAAAAATATGTTGCTCCATGCCCAAGATTTTTTACGTTCTCTTCTTTAAACAACTTGTCCTTGGATACCCAACCCTCTACATCACACCCACCATCATCTACAATAGCTAAAATATAAATGTCAGATGGTTCATTGTTTTTGCTTAAAGTAGCAAGTAGATTGCCTTGTTTAAGTCTTGTAGTTTTAACGTCTATTGTTGCACCGTTTGATAAAGTTAAGTCTGCTCCACCACTCCTAGCGTGTACACTAAAGTCAGGGCAAGCATTTATAAGTTTAGCTACACAGAACTCACCAATAACCCCATCCATGTCAATATCCCATGGGTCTTGCTTACCAACTTGCTGGTCTTTAGTTTTATTTAAGTTAGCACTGCGCCTTAAAAACCCAACATATCGACAGACGTGAAGTTCTCCTTCGCTTAAATCAATTCTCATCAGCATCTTCCATCTAGGTCTTCTACTTCTGCTACTGTTTTATGAACGTGATTAACTACTGCCAATACATAACCAATATCTTTAGGACTTAACTGCCCTAGCAGATGTATGATTTTCATAACGGCAACATCGTTATCCAACGTCATCGGGGGTATCAAAGTTTCAATCATTTAATCAACTCCAATTTTGCGCATACATAACCCGATGTAAGTTCCACAACATAACCGCCTTTACTACGGCACTCATTCCACTTACCGTTAGCGTGAAACGCAAGCCAAATTACCCCACCTAATAGGATTGCGCCAGCACCGACAATTATCTTATCAATCATTTCTTTTCCTTTCTAGCTAATCTCCTGCGTAGCTTGACTCCATCTTTAGCGTTTTTTTCTTGTTCAATATATCTTTCTAAAATCCGCAACACACCTTCTTGCACTAAGACTTCTAACATTTCTTTATCGAACCGCACGACTGCATCTGCTGAACCGTCTTTGTGTTCTTTAATTACTGTCAATCCCAAGTCCATCGTCTTCTCCTGTATCTACCATTCCCGCAAAAGGAATAGGCTCTATTCGTGGTTGAGGTTTAGTAGTCTTCATCCCAAAAATAGTTTCAAAGTTCTTGTCAAACTGCTCGATTGGAATACTTAAAGGTCGAGGTGCATCACCCTTACCGCCATCACTCATTTTCATCCTCCTCTTGGACTACTGGTTGGCGCTGTGGATTTGTTTGTTCAAACATATGGGTAAGGTTGTTAATGTATTCCTGTTGCGTAAGTCCTACGCTATGCGCTAAAGATGTTGACATAATAGATGTTGCATTAAGCGCATCCAATACACCACACCCTGCTTCAGCAAAGGTCTTATCAACTAAACTAATTAACTCTCTAATCTTTTCTTCGTTCATCATGCTTCTATTCCTTATAAGATGTTAGTAAATCAAAATAAATCCCTGCTTTTCTTGGCACGTCGTCGCGCTTTAACTGTTCCAACAAATTTTTAAATAAGTCCATACCGCCTTCGTCAATCAATACTGCAAACCCGCCTACTCCCATGATTTCATTGAGGTTCTTTTCTTGTAGTGCCGTTGGCTTGTTGCCGTTAGCTTTGCACTCGATACCAATGAACTTCCCTTGTAAGCAAGCGACAATGTCAGGCACACCTGACTTACCATAACCGCCAGTAGCGGGCATAAAATAGTAAGCACCTTGTTCTTCAAGTATCTTTTTAACTTTGTCTTTAACTTTCTTCTCAGGTGTTGTCATCTAGCACCCAATAGGTTTAAATATTCCATCTGTTTCAGTATCCCAACAGCACACACCGCCCTTGCCATCAGCTTGGCACTTGGTTGCGCCATAAGAACTTAATATAACTACGGCTAACGCTACTCCTATAAACATCTTTTTCATTTGGTAGTTCTCCGTTTAGGTTTAACCGCTACGATTCCTTCTTCTACTTCGGGTTCTGCGTTACGGGTTTTGAGCATATGGTCTGCCGTTGCCCAAGCTTCTTTTGCGTCGTCGGCTTTATTACTAAGGATGTTTCCCCTAATAACTATTCCCACCAAAGCAAACATAGCAAAGCAATCCCTCAGGTCTTTCTCGTTCATCTTCCTATCTCTTTCTTAAACTCATCCCAAGCATGAGGGGTCATATCCACATAATAGGTGTCATCCCATAGCTTCCTACCTACTCCAGTAATCTCAGTCTTCTTACCTGCTACATCAAGCAAAGCTACTTGGTCTAGCACATCCTTAGGTAATTGCTCTCGATGACATTCAATAGTTTTGGGGTCGCTAAAGTTTCTGCCACCACCTATCGTTACTCGATTAACACCATGAAAACGAACTCGAATGGTAGATGGTTGATGATGGAACTTTTCAAACAGGTCTGTAATGGCTTTATCAAAGCCAGCTTGGTCACGCACTCTTTCTCCTTATTTTTAGGACTTATATAATTATTGTATTGGTTTGTGCGGGGGTTGTCAAATAAATTAAACAAGAATAAAGTAGGTGTTTTCCCCAGCCCGATAGCCTACCTCGGGTAGTAACTTGTCTTTCTCAACAAGTTTGAGAAGAGCGATACCGTTTCTGGTGTTCTCAGGTAGCGCCTCAAGTGCGCCGAATTCCTGTGGTTCTAGGGCACGACCATCGGGGATATAGATTAGCTTGTCAGGTCTTTGGATAATGGTATGGAATTTAGCTCTAATCGATAGCTTGCGTTGGAACTCCTCATAGGCTTCTATTCCTGCTGCCGCATTTTTGAAAGCATCGGTCTTGAACTTAACCCCTGTGGATACTAGGTATTTAATTTCTTCGTACATCTTGTCATGTCCAATACCAAACACGCTTGTAGCACTTGCACTTTCTCTTGCCCATTGTTCATGCGCCCTCTCTGCATCCCGTCTACCCTTGTTAGATAACTCATGCCACTCGTATGGTTGTAGGGTTTCCATCGCAGTCTTGATTGCTTTCTTTATATCTTTAGAACGACGAGACGAATGTTCGTTACCCCAATGCCCGAACCTATCGTTGCTAATCTTGCGTGATGTAACCTTATACTCCCTCTCACTACGGCTACCATATGTCCATTCGACTACACCAACAGGGTCTATTGAATCGTCATCAGCAAAGCGTTGGTCGTGGAATCTTAACTGCCAAAACTCCTCTCGGCTTGTGCTTTGAACGGCGGATACTGTCAGACAGTATTGCATCTTTGCGTGCTTGAGTTCCATCGTATTAAGAAAGTCTAATACTGGCTCGCTTAGCTTTGCCTTATCTATATTGTTAAGCTGTAACATCTGCTTCCTCCACTCGTTTAAGTTGATCTAATTTAAATCCTGTCTCTACATTACGCACCATATAGGGATACTCTAATTCGTAGTTGTCATCGTTAAACCATTCTTCTTCGTTATCATCTGACTCCTCTCCTATACGAACAAACTTAGCTTTAAAGTTCTCATCAAAATCTTCTGCCATGTTTATTAAATCTGTAAATCCGTTTTTAGAATCGTCATACCACTTCCAATGGTCGTGATAGAAATGCACTGCTCCTACCGCATCGTCTTCCGTTTTAGCGTCGTAGTTCTGCACATACATAAACCGCATGAAGTCTTTAAATACATCTTGACCATCTACACGCATCAACGCAATAAACTCCTCGGGGTCTTTTGTAAACTCAATACAAAACCCCACTTGACTTCTATATCCCATCTTGCACCTCCTCCACGTCATAGATTTCCCAGTCAATATCTACTGGCTCGTCTTCTATTTCTGCTTCCCACATCTTCTCTCTAGCTTCTTCCCATGTATCGGCTTCCACATGGACTAGGAAGTATTCTTTTCTGATAACCCACCCTTTCCATTTCTTCATATACCCTCCTTAATTAGTTCAATGCCTATACTGTCGGGGTTTTCAGGGCAGATATATTCTTGGTAGTCGGATATAAGTTCTTCGTTTGACTGGTTTTCTAATCCTTTCCAACCATACAAAAGAATGTCATCTAGCTTCTCCATGTTCATTTCAATATCATCAAAACAAGACTTAGCTAAATGCTCAATCATTTCACCCCTACTAATTACGATTATTTCTTTGCTCATATACCCTCCTTAAAACATGTTTAGAATTTGATCTACCTTACTCTTCACCGAACTACGCACCGCTTCACTTTCACGAATATCCGACGCATCTACGCCACTCAAAGCCTTCTCAAGTTGTTGGCGTGCTTGCTCCAATTTAGGGTCGTTGGTAATGTTAAGGCTAGTAAGTAACCCACACAGGTCGGTAGCATTGGTGATAGTAGAATCCCAAAACTTCTTTTTATTCTCATCTGTGTAGTCCATGCGTTCGCTTAGATGAGTTAGGGTTTCATGCAATCTATCCCACGCATCCTTCATAGCGTCGGCTAATTTACCCTCGTAATAGTCCTTGTATTGTTGTTGTAGTTCAGACTTAGCCTGTTCCTCAACATCTATTCTGAAATCCCCCGCATCAGGTACAGGACAAAACACATACTTGAATCTAAACTTGTTTCTTAATTCCTCAACGTCGGGATATTCCCCTCGGTCAAACAAATCGCCAAGCGTGAAAGCAGAAGATGAAACCAGTTGCGGATACTCTATAAGAAAGTCATCCACCGCCTGTGTATACTGCGCCTCGTAATTGCCTAGTGTAGCCTTGTAATCGAAAAAGGATTTCATAGGTAACAAGCGTGAGCCACCATCACTCCATGGCAAGGTATGTTGGTAGTTCCATGCACGCACCGCAGTTGCAATCTTCTGTACCTTTTCTAACTTGTCTGACCCTGCCAATAGTTTCTTGTGATAGTTGCCCGCCCGAGCCTTGGTACTCTTGCTTGCATCAATCTCCTCTGATACCTTCTTGTCCATCTTGCGACCTGTCCACATAGAAATGTTTAGGTCGACTAACATAGCGTTGCTTCCAATCATTTTGATTCTCCTTGTAGTGGTACTAACTTCATTGATAACGTAATACTGTCTGACAGTATTTGGTCGCACATAACATCTAGTGCGTTAGAGTTCGTTAGAGTTACCCCTAACTGCGACTCCATCTTCTTCTTTGCTTCTATAAACTTCTTTCGTGCATCTATCTTTACCATTAGTGTTGCAAAATCTCTAGGCTGTGCCATTTCATTTCTCCTTAGTCAATTCTTACGCTTACACCTATCGGTGCTACCTGATGAGTTGTCATACCCCAAAACACAGGATGTTTCCAATCACCCCACCCGTCGATGTAGCCATCGGTTAGCACGATTACACACTCAGGGTTTAGTTTGTGTTGCTTGATGTAACGAGGTATACATCTTGCAGTTGTGCCACCCCCGCCCATCGGTTTAGTAGATGACATGATTGCTTCAAAGTCACCCCGTTCATACTTCTCATGTTGGCATACCTCGGTGTCCCAATACATCAGGTCAATACCTTCGGGTTGCACATGGTTGCAGATAGATAGAAGTTCACCTAAGAACTGACCCACTTCATTTGCTCCAATACTTCCACTCATATCTATCGCTACTACGATACGACCCACCGCCTCGCCGATTGCGCTTGGCATATAGACACCTTGATCTACCCACCTACGGCTTGGTCTGCGCCATGTAGAGTTATCCTTGTCGTTGCAGATAGAGTTCACAAAGTCGGCTAATACTTCTTTCCAATTTACCTTTGCTTCCATCGCTTCGGTGATCTCTCTAGGTACATTCCCATTTAGCTTACCCGCTAGTAGTGCGCCTTGTCTTAACGCTTGATCGACTTCTCTTGCCAATGTCTGTTTCTCATCTTCTGACATTTCATCGGCACTTTCCCAATCATGCTCGTCAAAGCCCTGCCCACCCGCTTGTTCGCCCTCGCCACTACCATCGCCTTTTCCATTTGCTCCTCCTTGTTCTTGCTCTTGTTTAAGTGAACGAAATACCTCACCCGCATCCATGCCACGATACTTCTCGTCTAGGCAACCGCCCTCGGGCAAAGATACATACTGTCCGCTTGGGTCTGAATCATGAATCATTAAGTTGATTACATAATCACAAGCCATGTTTGCCAGTTGTGGGTTTTGTTTGTAAAGATGTTTCCACACAGTTGTATGACGGAAAGCCTTGTGTAGGTTCTCATGAAGTATCAAGCCCTTCAAGTCGCTATCCTTTAGCTTGTCTACAAACTTACGA